GACTTTCCTTCTGCTAACCGTGGAAGTCCACACGTTGATAATTTCATCTGAAACTACAGGTACAGTTATCAAAACTGATTTCATCAGAACCTGCATCTTTCCTAAAAGATTTAAATCGCCGTTAGGCGGACATTACCATATGCTGCGCATGTAGAAGTACTAAAAGTGGAGTTAACAGTTAGCGAAATAGTATCTGTTCCATTACATGAAACATAACCACTCAAAGATGGTGTTATCTGTGTTAAAGAACCAGATGTAAACGCCCAATCCGAGGTTAAACCAATCGCAGCTGCATCTTTCAACAGCTCCATAATACAAGCTGTCCCATTTCCTCCATAAATAACTTCTGCATAAGCATCAACTAAATAATTTCCTGGTGGGGGAGTAATCGTCCCAGCCCCCGAACTAAAAGCACTTGCAGTGCCATTAACAATAACGGAAGCTGCTGGCCATAAAATCGTGCCAGCCACTGTTGTGGTCAAAGCCAAACCAGTACTATTTGAAGCATATGATACAGAATTATTAATTGGGGCAGTTGTGGTGCTCTCCAAAACGGGAACACTAAACTCAACAACATAAGTAACATGAAGTTCGCCTAATTTCGTTGAATTGTCAGAAGTGCCTGAAGTAGAAACCCAAAGATTTCCACAATCAAAGGTCTTAATATCTGACGCGCCAGGTAATCCCCCTGGACGCACATAAAATGGCAATCCAGTTGGGTGCAGGAGTTTTCCTGGAATTCTCATCCCAAAATTCTCAGATGGCATCCCATGGCACAACAAAGTTTTATCAGTATCCAAAACTTGTGTCTTAGTTGCTGGTGGTGCATCAGATGCATCCAAATCAACATTCAACATAACTCTCCCAATGGTTCCAGCGGTAGCATATTCGGAGACCTCACGTTCATAGCGGAAGTCAATCCATTTGAATTTATACCTCTCCCATTGTTTTGCTTGTAAAGAGAGCCATGGAAACGTTGTTCCTTGCCCAGGATTTAAGGGGAATGGTACTCCCCCGTTGACGACCCCAAATGAAGTCCCATTGCCAACTACATCATAGACAAATTCATGTTCTTGAACTACACAATTTCTACGATTTAATCCTCCAAGGGCATCTCGCAACATGCCTCCAGGTCCAGCAGCCTTTCCTAAAGGTCTTACTGAACGTGCTTTGTTTCGGCGGTTTCTCCTCCGCTTTGGTTGGGTAACTACAACTTTACGTTGACCATTCTGCCCCTTTCCTGCAGTAGTGGATTTGTTCCTGTTTCTACGGGTTCTGGCTCCCCGTCCTTTCGGCTTAGCGCTATTCATCACACTTTTATACGGCTGCGTCAACTTTAC